CATTAACAAGACAAGCCGAAGCGGAAGCAAAGGCAGCAGAACGCCAAGCCATTCTTGATCGCTTAGGTCTGACTGCCGATGAACTTCAAACAATACTTGGCTAATGAAGCCTTGGTTATCTAAAGCTGCTGAAACTTTTAGGGAACAGGTAAATGACTGCTTCCCTGATCGCAAGCGCACAGCTGATGGATGGATTGGTGATGCTCGCCATTCAGCCAGAGTCAGTCAGCACAACCCGAATGAACAGGGTGAAGTATGTGCCATCGACATTGACGCTCGCCTATCTGACCAAGAAGGGCTTAGTTTCGATTTGGCAGATCAGGTTCGACTCGCAGCAAAAAAGGATAAGCGTATTTATTATGTGATCCACGCTGGCAAAATTGCTAGTGCTAGATCATTATGGAAGTTCAGAAAATATACCGGCATAAACCCGCACCACAAACACATCCATATCTCTTTCAAACCAAATCAAAATGGCAAGAAGTTTGATATCCCACTACTGAAAGGTAACTAATGAAACTATCCGCAAAACACAAAGCAGCAATTAAGTCATATTTGAGAGCTGTGGCAGCTAGTGGAATTACAGTTGCCTTAGCAATAGTGGCTGACATTCATCCAGCCTATGCAACTCTACTTGGCGCTGTAGTTGCTCCAATAGCAAAAGCGTTAGATCCAAAGTCCGGGAGCGAAGTTGATTATGGTCTTAGCGAAAAATGACACCAAACGAATTAGTCGCATTTGGCGTTGGCGTTTGCAGTATCGCAGGCGCTTTATTACTGGCTCTACGATGGGTTATTAAAAGTTTCCTAAGCGAACTAAAGCCCAATTCAGGCAGTTCAATGAAAGATCAAATTACTAGACTTGAACAGCGTGTTGATGAGTTATTTACTTTAATCAGTAAGCGATAATTTTGCTATGGCGAACACACGGAAACAATCTAAACGCAAAAAGGTTAATCGTCGTCGCGTTCGCCACACTCCTGAAATAAGCAAACTGGATCAATGGTATATCGTAAAACATGAGATATTCAAAACAGCTCGTAAGGCTGGATTCTCAGAGTCGGTAGCACTATATCTAATGGATAATCCTGAATCTATGCCTGACTGGATCGTAGGCGATAAGGGAATCATCCCAACTATTCCAACTCCAGATGAGGATGAAGATTAAAGCCAATCGTAGGTATTTAATAACGCCGGATCTCCAGATCCCACTGCATCACCCACAAGCTGTAAAAAATCTCATTAAAATGAGTAAACATGAAAAGTTCGATTATGTATTGAACGTCGGAGATGAGCTCGATATGACGAGTCAATCGCGTTGGGTAAAAGGCACAAAAACAGAATTCGCTGAAACACTTGATGAGGAGCGTTCAATTGCTCAAGACATTCTTTATGATCTAGGCACAACCGATATAATTAGATCAAACCATACGGATCGATTATTTACGACTTTACTCAAAGGTGCTCCATCATTACTTGGTTTGCCTGAATTGGTCTATGAAAAGTTCATGGCCTACTCAGATCTAGGCATACGGTTCCATAAAAGAGCTTATGAGTTTGAGCGTGGATTTTTCTTGGCTCATGGCGATGAAGGCGTAATGTCAAAACATGCTGGTATCACTGCCTTAAATTTGGCCAAAAAATGGCATTCAGGGGCTAATGGAGGGGTTATCTGCGGTCATACCCATAGACAAGGTGCAGTTCGTCACCAAACTGGCTTAAACGGCCGTTATTCAACGATTTGGGGTATCGAAGCCGGGCATCTAATGGATATGAAGAATAAGGCGAGTTACCTAAAATATGCCTCAGCCGATTGGAATATGGGATTTGTGGTCATGAGCTTTGGCAAGGGTGGCCATTCAGTCGAATTAGTGCCTGTTAATCATGACGGGTCATTCCGATACAATAAAAGGTATTATGGGGCGTGAAACCGATTATCAGACCCGCACGATTGATGACCATATCGATGATTTTGAGGATTTATTCGTTATCTAATCGTTATAAAACACGCCGGAAGCGACCTACCAAATAAACTTGATTTAAGTCAGACTACATGTATCTCCACAGAGCGTGGGGCATGTAGGGAGCGACATGAAACTAGCAACAGACAATCGAGAAGCTGCTTTTGAGTATGCAAATCGTGGATGGGCTGTTATGCCATTACAGGCAAACAAAAAAGATCCACACTTTGAATTATGCAAAAGAGCTTATCTATCAGCAACAACGGACAGCAAACTAATCAACTTTTGGTTTGACTTTGATCCAAATATCAATATCGGTATTGCCTGCCAGACATCTGGTTTAGTTGTATTTGATATTGATTTTCGAAATGGTGGAGAATTGTTACCTGAGTTTACGCCAACATATACAGTTCAAACCGGAGATGGCTTTCATTTGTATTACAAAGCAAATACATCTGACTCCTATCGTGGCAAGTTAATCGATGGCATAGATATTAAGTTCAAAGGCTATGTGGCTGCTGCGCCATCAATTCATCCGTCAGGTGCAAGATATACAGTTATCGATGACAGAGAGCCTGTTGTCGTACCAAATGCAATAAGGGAGCTAGCATGGAAATAGTAGGTTACGGATTCATCATAGGCTGTTTGATTGGCCTAGGTTTATATTTTTTAGATGAATATCGAATGGATAAACATTATCAAAACGGATATTGGGCTGGTAGATCAGCTGGTTGGAAATCTTGCTTAGACCACCAAGCTAAAGTGCAAAAGATGAAGTTAGAGCAGGTCTTTGATTATGACAAAAACTGAGGATCTATTAAATGAAGTCATTGCTACGATCCAAGAGCGCGGAAGTGTCTATGGACATCCGTACTATAATCACAAAAGAATTGCTGGATTGTGGAGTGCATATCTTGATTTCCCAATCACACCACACCAAGCTGCTTTATGTATGGCGTTGGTCAAGGTTTCTAGGCTTACTGAAACTCCAGATCATTACGACTCAGTTAAAGACTTTATCGCCTATGGAGCTATCTATAGGACAGTGCTCGAAGCAGTCCAAGATCAAGACTTTGAATGGAAGGAATAAATAATGGGTTTCAACTTAGAGGAATATGAAGATGTGGCTAGTTTGAACAAATGGTTTATATCAAATTTCCCGATGGGGCGATCTGATATTTCAGTTGTAAGTCATGATGCTATAAATGGTTATATTCTTGTTCAAGCCACATTATGGCGAGATGCAAGTGATGACAAGCCAGCAGCTAGTAATTTGGCTTTTGGATCTAGAGAAACATTTATGCCTAACATGAAAAAATGGTATGTAGAGGATACTGCCAGTTCGGCTTTAGGCAGGGCGATAATCCTTTTGAAAGGAAGCAACAAGACAGCAACAAAGGATGACATGAAAAGGGTTGAAACATCTGAGCCAAATCAATACGAAAAGAAATTACAAGAAAGGCGATACGGAGCACCGGGAACTAAATCAGCTGCGATTGAGGATGCTTTAAGAGCTTCATTTGCAGTAGATAACAAACTCGATGATCCCCAACAATGGTCTTTATCTGATGCTGTTGATGCGGTTGGCGCAACACCTAAAGAGCCACCTGCTTGCGAACATGGGCATATTTTGAAGCAGGGAGTGAGCAAGGGTGGCAAGCCGTACTATGGATATGTCTGCAAGGGCTCTAACAAAGATCATGCCAAATGGGCAAAAATGACTGCAAAAGGATCTTGGTATTTTGAGGGGGTGGAATAGTGGGATACATCGCATTCATAGATGGCAGCGGTTGGACTGTTGAACTAGATGACAATGGCGCACACTTGGTTAAATCAATTATCAAATGTGAAGCATGTGGTGATGATCGTGTGTTTAAGGATGGCACATGTTTTAGATGCCATGAGTTGATAAATCGTGACCCAGTTTAAGTGTAATGGCTGCGCTCGCAAGACTGAGTTTTTATGGCTTGATGCGATAGACATGCCTGATGGATTTAAGGTCTATCAATGTATGGATTGCGGATGCGTAGGCGTTAAAAATATAACTGAGCAGATAGATCGAATACCGGACACAAAGATAAGTAGGTGTAATAGTTGTGGTGCTTGGCAGTTTGAAGCTAAACCCTGTCATACTTGCTTATTGATTGGAGAATATGATGCCAACGTATGAGTACAGCTGTAAAGAATGCGGCACTTATGGATCAGTCCATCGGACTTACAAAGAGGATGATGGGGGTATGAATTGTCCTAAGTGTGGGCTAGACATGACAAGGATCTACTCAACAGTAGGGTTAGTCTTTAAGGGCGAAGGATGGGCTGGTAAGACTAAATGAGTGAGGCAGGTTATTCAGACACTTGGTTAGATGAGGATGATTACAGAATCGTAACATGCCG